TCTCTCGTTGAAGGTATTCTTCTTTCTCCTTCTTCCCGAAAATATTCTCCCAATTGTTTCTATAAGTGTCGCTTGTCTTCTTATTAATGAGCAAGTCGTTTGTTACGTCATTGTATGCTGCCATTCCTACACCTCTGCTGTGATTTTGTTGTCAATGCGCTTAAAATCATAATTTGCCCACGCCGGATCAAAATAACCAGCTTGATACTGTTCCCACTCTGAGTAGACAACATTTCCAGAAAATGTAGGCTCGTATTTACCAACACCACCGTCAGCTTTGACAATAAAGAAAGCCTCACCATCATTATACATATACAGTCCATCTTTTACAATTTTCATTTATTTCTCCTCAATAAATTGTTTACGTTTTCCCACAATCCACTCACAAATAGAAGGGCGTAGCCACCTGCCTCTTACAACCTCTCTGTGAGAGGAGAACAAGAAAGCATCAGGTTTCTTACATTTAGGACACATTCCATAATTATTGTTAATGTCGTCAGATGTCAGAATTTCCCGTGTAATAGGACATACAGCGGCTCTAGAATAATGTTCGTCAATTTGCATTTCATTCCTCTCTTTCTAAGATATACAAATTAGCTTCTGTCATTGACACAGGCTCTGGAAAACTGTTAATCCCACCTCTCACAACATTCAACATATATTTAATAGCATAATCAGCAACAATAGAGAACATGCAAACATCCTTGCTGTAATGCACAACAATATTAGCTGAATTAAGAATTGTCTCCTTATCTCGTGACAAGCCAGAACAAGGCTTGATTTCTTGTAGTGTAAATGCTATTTCTTGCTTTGTCAAGCTTGTGACAAACAGAGAAAAACAGCTTCCTCGTAATGTAATTCCAAGACGTACATTCCCAACAAGCTGAGGGAGAAGAAGTCTTAGAAGCTTTTCTGGTTGGCTAGTTTTCACTTTTCACTCTCCTCTTTCTTCAATTTCTAATAGCCAACAAAGTCCGATCAAGCAGATTAAATAGTAAATTAGAGATAAATCAAGTAGCGTGTTCATGTTTTCTCAATTCTCAGGACGTTGTGTAAGGCTTTCTCGCCAATCAATTCCAGATGTGTCGATGTTCATAGCTCCGATAGTTTCCATGCTAGATTGATAACACCAAGCATCTTCATCTTCTATAAGGCATGGCTCCTTTGTGTACAAAACAACACCCTGTGCACCTTTGAAACCAATAACAGCCCATTTAAATTCTGGCTTAATATACTCCCAAGGGATGAGGAGCTTGCGTGGTTTTGTGCGATAGATGCCACTCAATGCAATCAGTGCGTTTCCGGCGTCTTCCCATCCCCCTATATCACAAAGATATTCAGCATTGCCACTAATCACTGACTCCACAATAACACCACGCTCTTCAGCTGTCATGTCGCGGAAGGCTTTCTTTTCAATGTTTGGAACGTTCATTCGTATTTCTCCTTTGTTTGTGTTCATATACACATATTAGATCCTCTTTGCCAATGTGTCAAGAAAGAAAGCTAGCACGAGGCTGGCCTGTTGTTAAAAACTTACATCTTGTTGCTGTAACCACTCATCGTAGTCGTAGCACTTTCTTGTTTCCCACGAATAAAACCACTTACCAACTTCACCTGTCTTACCACCTCGACATTTAGGCAAGTCAACGTAAGTGATGTTCTTCTCATCGCCTTCTGCCATCTTATCACGATTGATTACAATGTTGATTGCAGCAGATTGAACAAACGTACCAGACCCAAGAGCATCGTATTCTGTCACGCGTCGGCTAGTGCCGTCTGCATTCTGTGGTGGCTTACGTGTATGCAGAACATTAATGATGGTGATGCCACGCTTAATCAACACTTTCTGCCACTTCATGTGTTCTTCTTGCTTGTCAATAGGAAGACTACGAAGAATGTCTGTAAGTACATCAATGACAATAATCTTACAACCAAACTGACTAACTAGGCGTTCAATCTGATTTTCAAGATTTTTGATGTCTCCATCCCGTTCGTCAAGAATAGCCCAACGTGGTTCACCATATTCGTTAGTCCATAGATTTTCGTACAAAGCCATCACTTCAGGCTTGTTCAAATGGTCAACAATCTCCATACCTGTACCAAACCATGCTAGGTTGGTTTCAAGATGAAGAGAGAGCATGTCCAAGCTGTATTGACCAGCTGTGGCTTCTAGACTCACAACACCAACTTTTTCAGGAGCATTGAACATCCAATAATACACCATACCGTTAACGTGTGTGCTCTTGCCTGCCGACGTGTCCCCGATTACGTTAACAATTCGACCTTGCTGAATCCCACCACCTGTTGCTTCTTCAAGCTTCTTCATGTATTCGGGAAGCTTAATACGAGGCCGCATAAGCTCTTCAATAACATGAGGCATCATCTCCGTACTGGACAGAATACCACTTGTGTAGAACTCTTTAGCTCCATAGAAATCACGTACAAATTGACGCTGTTTTCCCTGCTCAAGCATTTGGTTAGGGTCTTTACCACTCCATGTAGCAAGCCTAACTTTCTCTTTAGGAAGTATAGCAGCAACCTTCTCGGCAGCAGCTTTACCAGCGGCATCGTTATCCATGCCAATGACAATGATGTCAAAGCTGTCTAGGAAGTGATATTGAGCTGCAACTTGTTTAGCTGCACTACCTTCACCCGTTGTTGGACTTACAACAGCAATAGCATTGTAGTCTTTTTGGTTACGTTCGTTCTGAGAGTCAAGAAGCATCTGGTAGGCTGCTGCCTTGTCCTCCTCACCACCGACAATGAGGACATACTTACCACCAGACTTAAACTTTACTTGACCGGAGAGCTGACTCTTGCTGCCTGTCACACCAACATTTCCGTGAGTGAAATCTTTCGGGTGATTGCGACACTTATATCCGCTTACAAGCCCTTCGTGGTTTGTCTCAGGATAGTAGCGAGCTTTGACATTCCCGTCGCTGTCAAGCTCTGTCAAATGACCAAAGAATTGACTAATGTCGTCACGAATAGAGCGGTAGTTGTTGGACTCGTAGCCAATTTTTCGAATAAACTCCACCACTTGCTTCTTATCCATTGCTGGATTTGTTGCCACAATTTCTTTTGATGCTCCTGCTTCTTCTTTCAATTCTTCGTACTCCTCTTCTGTGATGTCTAAGATTTCCAATACTTTGCTCTTAGCCTCGGAGAAGCTAACGTCTTCCATTTTCTTTACAAATTCAATAACGTCCCCACCAGACGAACAAGCCCCAAAGCAATACCAGCTGTCTGTATCATCGTAGATTGTAAAGGATGGTGTGTTCTCTCCGTGGATAGGGCAGCAAATCTTGTTTGAATATCCCTTGATTGGGGTGTAGTGCTCTACCACCTCACGCAGCATTAAACCTCCTTGACAATCATGCTAACTGTTCTTGGATAAAATGGAGCAATCTCAATAACAAGCTCTGTGTCGCAGTTCTGACAATACGTGTGCTCTCCATCCAAATCTTCTGCAATACCAAGGGGAACACTGTGTTGTCCGTAGTCAATCAATAAGCACTCTCCGGCCTTACTTTGAAATTCCACAGGGTGTTTACAGCTCGGACATTCAACATTAACACTATCAAACATTCCCACTATTTAGTCTCCTTACTTTGAATAAAATTTAATCCTACCAATCTGTCTAACAAACTTAACATTCTGCCAAGGCTTGTCAATAGATGTGTCGTGATGGTAGAAAGCTTTTGTAATGTGCTTATTCTGCACCATATCTACAAACAAATCAAGAACAACATCTTCCATTCCTGTCAGCTTTCCAAACTTGTAGCCTTTCTTATACCAAGAGTATTGCCCTTTTTGCATAATAATAGAGCATAGGCTCTTGTTAAGTTTTACAGAGCGAAAGAGGGCAACATGAGCTACAGCTTTTTGAGCTGCAAGGCTTTCCCCTCTTGCTTCGTGGTAGAGAAGAGAAGAAAGACAAGCAAATGCCCCCTTCTCTGTTAGTTTTTGTGTATACATTTCTGTCAGAGCCTTGTCTTTTACAGAAGCTGCATTGCTGAAGCTGGCTGCACAAAGCAACAAGCTTAGGAAATATCGCTTCAATGTGTTAATTCCTTTTGTTGTTCTCTAGGCCGGTTCCATTGCAGGCTTCGCATTTTGGTGAACCCCATGTATCATACCTTCCAGAACCATTGCAGGCGAAGCACTTTTGCGGAGGAATTGCTTCAGATTTAAGTTGTTTTCCGAGCTTTATAGCTTCCCGCATTTTCTTATTCGGTTTCAATGTGTTTCTCCTCAATATCCAAGAGAACGCAAATAATTTGTTTCACAAGCTTCCTCCTCTTCTGCATCAAAATACAGCCCATCGACAACAATTTCTTCTAAATGTTTTGTAAGTTGTGCTTTTGTCTTGAAATCAAAATCAAGAGGCACAGGCATGTCGTTTGTCCCTT